CTTCTGCCTTCGTAACTTCCTCAACCCCTTCAGGACCATTGGGAAACTTCTCACGAATCTCAGCCAAATCACGATCACTTTCAACAATCTTCTCGTAGATTTCCTTCGCCTTCGCAATCAGTTCTTTCTCATCCTTACGCTCTTGCACAGCCTTCTGCATGTTGCTGCCTTCGTAGTCTACAGCCAGAACAATCTTGCGCAGGTCACTAATACGCAGCAGATCAAACTTGGCTACACCACCTAAATCTTCACGAGGTTGAAGCAAATCATCATCATCAAAGTTAACTGAGATAGCAGGAATCAGAGCAGGTTCTGCGTTCATACCTTTCATCATAGGGACAGGTGACTTAAGCTTAGTATTCACATAAGTGTTTCCATCTTTCTGTGTTTGCTTAACCTCAACGTTGTACATGAAAGCTTTGCCAAGCAACAGATTGATATTATTGTGGTGCAGATTCTTGTAGTCAGCCTTCAACATTGTGTCAGAGACTTTCTCACCTGCTGCATCCTTCACAACATCAGCAATCTTACACCATGAAGAAGTTGGGGCCAATGACCAAGGTTTCCCTTTGATGTAATTGCCATCAGGATCACGAGGGGCCACAGTAGTAAAATTCAAACCTTCACTCATCCCACGATTCACTTGGTGCAAAGGTAGACGAATGTTCTTTAGTCCAATTTCACCTTCGTAATCGTGAGTCTGTGTCAACAAGTCTACATATACACCTACACGTTGCTCTGTGTCTTTGCCTTCCTTTGGGAAGATTACTTTATCGTTACCGTTCTCGTCTTGCTCTCGCTTACCTGCGTTATCCTTAGCAAACTTTGGTAGCTTCTTATGACTACCTAAATCAACCAGTAAACCCACTTGTACAGGCTGCAAGCCATCTTCAGGAATGATTGGTACGAACTCTTTGCGTTCAGTGTTTTCAGTTTGTGGTTTGTTGCTTCGAGGCTTAAAACTCATCTGTTGTTTCCTTTAGTATATTCTGTGCAAAGCGGCACAACGCGTAGATGTCCTACGTGGACAAATTCTTAAGTATTACACAGCCAACACATAAACAGTGTTACGCGTAACAATATTCCCATCCACATCAAAGCTCTCAACAGGACTAGTATAAGCAAGTTTCCCATTGAGGGCAATGTTAGGGTGATCAATAGGACACAATCCGTAACGCTTCCCAAGGATGGGAGGCATACTAGATCCTGAAATTACTTTCTGAGGGACATACCGCACTACAGGCTTATCTCGTGTTTCTTTGGGTGTATTGTTGAGATGTGTCTCGTACTCATATTGTGAATTAAATTGCATGTTTTCTCCTTAAATAAAACTATGTGCTATCCATCCAATCAACAAGCCCACTAAAGGGAAAAGATATGACGAGATAGTACTCAATGTGTGGTCTTCCTCTTGCGGCGATTTAAGTGATGGACTCTTTGTAAGAAGCGCCGTGCACATGATTATACCAATGGCTGTTGGGATACCAAGCTCTGGTAGGTTGAACGTTGTCACAACAAACCACAACCACAGTGTGCTAACTACCCACCCTTTAAATATAAGGGATGCTACACTTGATGCAAGTAAGCCTAAAAATTTCATTTTCTTCCTTTAGTTAACTATTGGTGTACCGTACAGGACTCGAACCTGTGACCTACCGATTATGAGTCGGTGGCTCTAACCAACTGAGCTAACGGTACATTGAAGTGCTTATTATACGCTTGTACTTACTGAATGTCTACAACTTCTTACCATCATCTTTCAAGAATCCCTTGGGTAAGCTGTAGACACACTCTCATTTGTGAGAACTCCTCTTAAACCTCGTAGCCATCTGGGTACTCATACTCAGGCTTATCAAAATCATCATTGAATACACCACCCATAATCATTCCTTCCAACTGTTGCAATTTCAAGATAGGAAACAAATCATATACATCTTCTCCGTCAATTACAATAGAAATGATCTCAATTTCAGCATTACTAGGAGGCTCGTCAAAGCTGCCATCAGAACCTGCCGTGTAGTAGAAGTTAATATGAGCGTCTGCAAGTTCTTCTGTTAATGGGTGTTCAATAGTTATTTGATAATTTGAATGTAGGCTCACACCGCTTCCCAATAGACCTGAGTGACGGTATTTTCCTTGCGTACAACCTCAATAATATCCGGAGTATTATAATACCAATCAGTGTGATAGCTACCTGAACGTGATTGCTGTAGTTCATAAAACTTATCCTTATACTCTACCACAGTGTAGCGGAATTGGCACTTACCATTTTGTTCCCATTCACCCTCTTCCGCGATTACAAGCTCCTCATTATCGAATAGTGTTAGGATTTCTCCAAAGTTTGTTGTCATGCTTTCTCCTTAGTCGTTTTTACTGAACCACCTACGTATGCAGTATTGCCGAATCAAGCTAATTGCCGTGAATATCAAGCCAATCCATAAGTTATCATACCATGACAAGTTATATCCAAAAGCTGGGAATATGATTATGTTGGCGATGTAGTTTAATGTATATCCAATTAAAATGTTAACTAACACCTCTTTTAGGCTACGCTTCTTAGATTGGGCCATAGTGTGACAACATGATATCAATAGTACTATACAAAGCTTTCTTATCTTTGCTATTGCTAATCTCATAGTCAGTAGAGCGACGTGCCACACCTCTCTCGCTAGCATGTTCCATAAGCTTCCCCATGTCAACTCCACGATCTTGCAAATGGATAATAGCCCCACCTTGTTTACGAATCTCAGAAGCCTCGTTGTCAAATCTTACATCTGAGAACACGTACTTGACTTCTCCTAAAGAGGCTGTAGTAAGTTTTACCCAAATGTTCTCGTCAAGGCTCCGCCCCCACTCTGTACCAAGTTTTTGAGCTGCATCACGCCATGAGAAGTCGAAACCTTCAATAAGTCTCTCTTTATCTTCACGGTTGGTTGGCTCAGGTAATCCTGCGACCTTAAGCATATTTTTCAGAATACTGGCAAAGGAGACTTTTGTGAATCCGTATTCTTGCACAAGATAGTCTGCCACTGTGTCTTTACCACTTCCAGCTTTTCCAGTTACACCAACTACCTTCAACACTCTTTTGCCAAGGCATTTTGAAGTAGTCTCCTGTGACTTAACACTCTCAGCACAATGCAACCTCCAAGACATAAGACTAGAGCCGCTTCCCCAGTCCCATAGTTCAGACTCGTCACACGCCATCTCATAACCATCGTTAAACATAATATCAATCCAAGTACCCTTACTAACATTCGGAGGATACCCCGTATTTGCTACCCACTCTCCACTCATGTTTTCTCCTCAAATTCCAAACTGCTATATAAGTTACGAACATCTGTAAGATACCCTCTGCGACCTCCGTACAACTTTGCAGGAGTGTATTCAGTGTATCCTCTTTCGAACAACCATAGTAACACAAGTTCTGCATTGATGGTAATTGAATCCCCTTTATCTGATCGTTCTAAATACTCCCCCACAGGAAAATCTCTAGGCATCGTACCATTGGCAAAGAATATCTCAATCTTTCCCTTCTTGGCACTGTTATCTGACCTTTCAGGGTTACTTATCACAATACGTATTACAGCGTCTAAAATAGGCTGCCAATGCTTACGCTGAGCTTTGGTAGGGGGCTTACAATCTAGTCGAGTGCTTGTGGATGAGGATTTACGAAACCTCCGAGGGTGCTTAAGGTCTTCTAGTTTGCTTAAGGGTCTAGCCATCTCAACCTAGCCGCGTTGGAGTGTTACTGTTTGTTGACAGGGAATCACACTCTGCTTTCACTAACGTGAATATTTCTGTGAAGAGTTCTTCTTCGATGATTATTGCTTTCATTTGTTCCTTTCAGTGAATTGACTGTTGGTTATAAATACCTTGCGTGCTTAGGTATCGAATGGCAGAAGCTAAGTGAGTTGGACTGTCTTGAAACAGACCCAACCCTCTGTTACAGTTGTGGCAAAGAAGTCCTCTGACATCACTAGTTGTGTGGCAGTGATCAACCACCAGTAGCGCCTTAGAGTCTTTGCAAATCTTGAATCCAACCTCACCACATATGGCACACTTATGGTCTTGCGCCACAAACATCTGCCGATACTCTTCCAAGGGAATATTATACTGCCTCTTAAAGTATTTCCTATAGAAATTATCGTCAAAACACTCTTTAGAGCAATAGAGGTGAGACACTGCCGCTGGAGAAAAACTTGTGCCACACTCTTTGCAAGGCTTATTATGGAAGTAGCCTTGTGGATACAGGGAGGGTGTTGCTGTCATCTGTGCTTGCGGACGGGTGCTATTTACAAATCCCATACTTCCCGTCATTACATACCCTCCAGTTGCTTTATAAGCTTTCGCTTCTTAACAACCTCTCTGGGGGAGAGTATCTTTTCTACAATGTCGTCATTCCCATGCTTTATGTGATAAATAAGGCTTAAGCTAATCTTTTGCGACGAACTAACTTTAATGAAGTCTACTAGTTGCTTAATTGTGCAGTTTATGTAATCAAAACGTGTGGTCATAGTTTCCCTTTAAAGAACCAGCATACCACACGAGTAAGGTTTTGTAAGGTTAGGTTGTACACAATTCAATTTTAGTGGATCTCACTGCCGGAATAGCCAAAAATCACGTCACAGTCCAGTAGCCTATTCAATTTAACAGTTTGGTTGACACGCTCAATGCCATCCCGCATAAGCTTTTCATACTCTTCTTGCTTGCCATCATCTAGCTCAATTGCAACATCATCGTGTTGTTGCGCCAGCATCTTAAACTCAAGTCCACGCTTCTTGGCAAGTTGGATGCACTGATACAACCAAATGTCAAACACGTAAGCACCTGTTCCCTGAATCAGCGTAGAGAACCGATCCTTCTCGTTGCGCAGACTGTACCAAAACTTATTGATGGGGTTAAACTGCCAATCACCAAACGTTGTTTTCTTAACTGTTGTCATCGTTGCGATTTTCCTTACTGCCCAGTTGAGTTTCCAGTAACCATCGTGAAGCTTCTTGGCAACCTTTTCTGATACCTTAGCTGTACGAGCAATCGTCTTGACCCCTGCCGAGTACTGACACGCGTAATTAGTTGACTTCCCTGCTGCGCGAACTAAGTCAAGTCGTTTGTAGTCTTCCTTGTCCTGCTCTGTCAAATCTACTTTATCTTTAGTTTTGATGGCTTTGTACAACTCAACTTCTTCCCAAGTCATAAGACCTGCAGATGCTGCAGTACTTAAGTGTGGGTCAAAGCCAGCTTCCATTTGTGTCCGTACATAAGCTTCATCAATACGCCACATAAAACTTTGCTTCAAACGGTCCTCAACCCCGCTCAGATCGCTGCCAAGTAGAATCTTACCTCCACGAGCTACGAGCAAGCTGCGAATCTCCTTACCCCACTTAACCCGCGTAGAAGGAGTGTTGCAGTATTCCTTGTGTTGTAGACGCAAGGTGTTGGTAAACCCCTGTGCACGAGCTGTGATAGCGCCAGCAGCGCCATCCCTGAGCCAACCCTTCACCATTCCGTGACGATGATTCAATATACCTAGTCCGGCAATATACTCAATACCTGTACACTTCGGAATAAGGTCTTTCACAGATTGGCAGATGTCTCCATCTTTTAAATTAATCTGCGGAATCTGTCTGGTCGTACCGTCGTCCTCTCGGATGAACTTGAACGTCTCAGCGATCCAACCTAAACTATCAAGCCAAGATTTTATCTGTGTATGACTTCCTGGATTACCTTCGTTGTAACTTGTGATCACTTTGATGTCTGCAGTGTGTTCAAACGGCAAATTGAGTGATGCTGTCAACTCTTTCCACTTCTCACCAATTGAAGACAACTCACCATTCATCAGAAATGGTTTGGCAGGCTTCTTGCGCACAGCATACACAGGACTCTTGGGCATCACATCACGAAGACCATTGGTCTTCTCTTCAATCTCAGCAGCAAGTTGTGCTTGCAAGGCTTGTGCTGCAGGAATGTCAAGCTTCCACTTGTTGTCTTGTTGCTTACGCAAACAATCCATCTTAAACATCAAGAACGCAACAATACGATCAAAGCTTCCCTGCTCTTTCCCATACAGCTCCTGAAGTCGTGCAACCTGACGTTGCCACAACCTCTTCTGTATTTTGGTGTCCTCTATTACGCGATGATTGTATTCTTCCTGTGTTTGATTCTCAAAATCTTCTATCTCAGGTTTCTCTATACCAAACTCCGTACCATATGTACCCAAACCGTGCTTCATTCTTGTGGGTTCCAAATACCAACTTAGTGCAAGTGAATCAATAATCTTACACTTGCTTAAGTCATACCCAAGATATTCCATAGCCGGTTCATCGAATAGCTTTCCGTTGTGGATGATGAGTGTCGGGCCTTCATCAAGCCATTCTTGCAACTCAAACTTCTGAGTGCCCTCAAACAGGTGAACCTCGTCACCGTCAATAGGTACAGCACAGAAATTGTGCAGCTTCGGATTCTCTTGCTTGTACAACATATCAAGCAGACCACTGGTTTCACAGTCCGCTGCATAAATTTCTGCCATATCTCTCCTATCCCAAACAAGCCGTAGAAATAACCTCACCATCCAACATCAACTCTACCGCCTCTGTTTCCGAACTCAACGCTGAACGACTTCCCACCTTCCTAACAGTCAAAGAATCTCGCAATATATCCTTAACATACTCATTAAAATCGAAAATACTATCAAATTCTACCATCACTCCTCCAAAGGATGTCCACACTTAATCTGAACCACAAACAAAGGGTCCATGAGAACACTTAGAATAGCTTCCATAGCCTCGTCTGCATGATATCTGTCATCGAAGACATCCTCAAGTTTTTTAACCAAACGAGATTTTACCATGTGCAATGTGAGTATGTCAATCATATACTGCTTCCGGTAAATCTTCCTAGTTGTCGTGCCCGTACAACTGCTGGTACGCGCTGATGTGGTTGCCAAGCATCGCAGAAGTCAATGCTATGGCTGTTCCACACTACACTGATCTGTACGCCACCTTTGCTCAATGCCTGTACTCGTGACCCATTAGGAGGCTGGTCAATGTAAGAGTCAATCCATCCGCACTGGTGATTTGTGATTACTTTGATTGTGTTCATTATGAAAGTGCTCCGTGTATTTTACCTAGGAAGTCTTTAACAGTTTGTATTTCTACAACTTCCCAACCATTGCTTTCTCCTAGTTTGTTGGCATTTGTATGGTCTGCACCACATAACCGGATTAGCGTCAGAAACTCTTCATCAGATTCAACAGTTAACGTCAGTTCAATAGGAACAAATACCTTTTTAGCTACTTTCTTTTCGACTTTCATACACTCTCCTCTAAACTTTCAAGCGCTTCTTTGATAATCTTAATAGTGTGATAGCTCATCAATACCTCGTAATGATTAGCAGCCACTTCCACGTACTTCAACCCTTCAGGGCCATTTGTCATGCTGTCGTATGTTAGTACACCATCATTGGCACCCTGAATCAACTTAGACTTGCCATCCATTGACACAATACTCGTCCAACCCTCTAAACTGAATTTTTCAAGCCCTGTGATAACCGGAGAGTTCGGTGCTACATCGCGGTAAATTTTAGAAGCTGGATCTAGCATCTGCATTGTATAAGCTGCCTGAGACCCCTTCCAAGGGGCACTGATACAGACACCTCCTAGCACTCCTAGCACTCCATGGTCTAAAAGTGCATTGGCAAGATAAGCTGCGTAGATGCTTCCCATTGAATGAGCAATGAAGAAGAATTTATCATCATTCAGCTCCCAAGCCATGTTTGAGAGGTTCTGCTCAAAGCCTTCGTCAGAATTATACTCGACTGAGTGCCAATAGCATGGTTTTTGTACAATCTTATGTTTGATAAGTTCAAAGCTCTTCTCAGTAGCTCCGTGCCCATGAATGAAAACAATCGTAGTCATTCCTTGCCGTCCAATTTAGTTTGAATGTAGTTGTCGATAATAGCTACAATACTTACGATGGACACCACTCCAAGTCCTGTATAAAGTAATACCTCTAGTTCTGTCATGCGATACCTTTCTCATTTGTGAGATTTGCTATAATTCGCAATCGTTCAAGCGCAATTTCGTAAGCAATCTCCGCTTTCAATTCTTTCTGTGTCTTAACACGCTTTGCGATCTTATTGGTAATGTTACTAGATTCTTTGAATATCTCTTCACACAGTTCTTCAGTTACCAAGCAATCTTCCTCTTTGTAT